ACTACTGGCGTTTTAAAATATTGGCAAGATCGCACTATGGCTGGATTTACAACTGTGGGTGCTGCAACAACAACACCAATTTATGGATTTAATGCTGATAGATTTACAGCGGATATATCTGATGGTGGAAGTGTAAATATAACAGGAGGAAGTATTTCTCTTGGTATTAACACGAGTTTTGATGGTTTATCAACCTCAATAAATAATAAAACATACTACCTTGGTCAAACATTTACAAGTGGTTTATCTAATCCAGAAGTTAAAAAATATTCTGGAAACATGCTTTATATTGATCATCGACCAGCAATTACACGTTCTTCTAATCAAAAAGAAGATATCAAAGTTATATTACAGTTCTAATAACTCATGGCTCAAACCACAAATTTAAACGTATCGCCATACTTTGACGATTTTAATTCAGATGACAATTACTATAAGGTGTTGTTTAAGCCTGGATTACCCGTTCAAGCTAGAGAGTTAACTGGTTTACAATCAATATTACAAAATCAAATTGCTAAGTTTGGTCAGCATTTTTTCAAAGAAGGATCAAAAGTAATACCCGGAAATACACAGTATAATGATAATTTTGATTGTGTTCAAATTAATAATGAATATCTTGGTATAACAGTTCAATCATATGTAGATCAATTATTAAATCAAAAGATAATTGGAGCGACTTCTGGAGTAAGTGCCACAGTTGTAAAAATATTACCTGCAGAACAATCTGAAAATAACAACTTAACACTTTATATACAATACGAATCATCTGGTGATATTTCAAGAACTGATTTTGATGATTTTGATGATGGTGAAAATTTAATTACAAATATAGACATATTATCTGGTGTTGAGAGTAGCACTTTTATACCTGCTGGAGAGTCTCTTGCGAGCACCATATCTGTTGATTCAACATCCACAGGATCTGCTTTTTCAATTAATGAGGGAGTTTATTTTATTCGAGGTAATTTTGTCACTGTAAATACAGAAACAATATTACTTAGTCAATATGATAATGTTCCTACAGGTAGAGTTGGATTAAGGATTGTAGAGGAAACAATAAATGCAGATGAAGATCCAAACCTTACAGATAATTCAAAAGGTTTTAATAATTTTGCTGCTCCCGGTGCAGATAGATTAAAAATATCAGTCTCATTAAATTTTAAAGATTTAGATGATCTTAACGATAATGATTTTGTTGAATTGGCATCATTTAGAAATGGAGATGTTAAAACTAAAACAACAACACCTCAATATAATTTACTTGCAGATGAAATGGCAAGAAGGACTTTTGATGAGTCTGGTGATTATATAGTAAAACCTTTTTCTATTAAAGTAAGAGAGTCAGCAAATAATAGAATTGGAAATAACGGAGTTTACGATGAGGGTGCCGAAACTGAAGATGGTGGAGAAGCTAGTGACGAAATAGGTTTATATCAAGTATCTTCAGGTAAGGCATATGTAAAAGGATATGAAGTCAATAAAGTTGGAGCAGAATTTATTGATTTTGATAAACCAAGGGATACAATTGAAATTAAAAATCAAGCCATACCTTATAAAACTGGAGCTTCATTAAGATTAAATCGTGTTTTAGGATCACCGGAAGTCGGTATCGGTAACACTTATATTGTGAGTCTTAGAGATCAAAGAACAGGTTCTCAGAGTGCAGCAAACATCATGTCTGCTCCCGGAGAGGAAATAGGTTTAGCGAGGGTATATGATTTTGCACTTGAATCTGGTTCTTATAACACATCAAATGCTAATATTAATGAATTCGATATATCATTGTATGATATTCAAACATTCACAAAAATTACACTTAATGCTAATCATACATTAACAACACCAACTTTTGTTAAAGGAAAGTATAGTAATGCTACAGGATTTTTGAGATCTGCAGTATCAGCATCTACTTCACTACAGGTTTATGAAACAAATGGAGAATTCGTTCCAAATGAACCACTCATATTTAATGGTATTGAAGATTCTCGTGTATCAGTTGCTGTCACTAATTTCGGTATAAGAGATGTTAAATCTATATTTGGTGGGCCAGGATTAACAGATCAAAATAGTGGTGACGTTGGTTTTGCAAGAACTTTTACAGGTGATATTAAATTAAGAGATGAATTTATTTTTGGATCTGCAAATGTCACATCATCGACAGGAAGTGGTGGATCTGGAATAAGTACAATTACAAGTGGAAATTCTCAATTTCCTGCAAAATTAAAAGTTGGTAACATATTAAAATTTGGTGGACTTGGTAAAAATAATAAAACGTTAGCAAGAATAACTGCTGTAAACACTAGCGATGTTGTCGTAACTGGTGTTACAACTGTTTCGGGAGTAGCAGAGGGATTTTTACCTTTAGGGACAGCTGGTTCGTCTGTAGAAGTTTCTGATCTTACACTTGTTACATCTCCATTTGAAAAATCAGATGATAACACACTTTATACTCCGATGCCAAAGAGTATAATATCTGAGGTTAAATTAGATAATGCAACTTTATCAATAAGAAAAGTATTCAACGTAGTAATAAGTGCATCATCTGATGAATTATCAACTGCTGTTCAAGCTGGTGACAATGAGACATTTTTACCTTTTGATGAGGAGAGATATAGTTTAATACGTGCAGATGGAACAACTGAACTTCTTACTGATGATAAATTTACTTTTACAAGTGGTGGTGGAACACTCCAAATAAGTAATATAGGTGCAGATCTAAGTGCTAATCAAGAGGCAACATTAGTAGCAACTTTGAATAAAGTTAAACCCAAGGTAAAGGTAAAAAGATTAAAGCAAGTAAACTCTATTTTAGTTGATAAATCAAAATTATCAGGATCTGGAATTGGAAGAACTACTTTAAATGATGGATTAACTTTTGGAAGTTATCCATTTGGAACTCGTGTTCAAGACGAAAAAATATCTTTAAATACACCAGACATAATAGATATATTAGGTGTCTATGAGTCATCTGATACAAGTGATCCATCTTCTCCAAAACTAACTTTATCATCAATTAATACTGTTGATGCTACTACCACAGATTTGTTAGTTGGAGAAATATTTGAAGGAAAAACATCAGGTTCACTTGCCTTTTTTACTGAACAATTATCTAATTCTCAAATATCATTTATTCCAATAAATGAAAGTGAATTTATTGAGGGAGAAAGTATTGTATTTGAAGATTCGGATATTCAAGCAATAGCAAATACTATTGATTCTCCTTCAAAAAATATATCAGCAGACTTTACTTTCAACACCGGTCAGGATGATACTTTGTATAATCATGGATTTGTGAGAAGAAAAAGCGGAGTAGATGCACCATCTAAAAAAATAAGAATATATTTTTCAAATGCATTTTTTGAATCCGATGACGATGGAGATATAACAACTGTAAATTCATATGATGATTTTGATTTTAAGAGAGGTGTACAAACAGTAAATGAGTATCGTAACACAGACTTAATTGATATCAGACCAAGAGTTTCAAATTATGTTGTTGCAGAAAGTAATCGATCACCTCTTGAGTTTTTAGGTAGATCATTAAGCGGTTCTGGAAACTCAGCTGCAAATATATTAGCATCTGATGAATCAATAACTACGGATTTTTCATTCTATCTAGGAAGAATTGATAAGTTATATTTAACAAAAGCTGGTGAAATCACTGTGGTTGAGGGTACTTCTGCCGAACAACCTGAACCACCAACTGCAACTGATGATGCTCTTGAATTAGCAACAATCACTCTCCCACCATATCTATTTGATGTTTCAGAAGCAAGTATGTCATTCTTGAAACATAAAAGATATAGAATGGAAGATATAAGAGATCTTGAGACCAGAATAAAAAATCTAGAATATTACAGTTCTCTTACTTTACTTGAAACAACAACAGCTAATTTATTTGTTCCTGATGAAGATGGTTTGAATAAATTCAAATCAGGATTCTTTGTAGATAATTTTACAACTTTTCAACCACAAGAAGATGAAGCTCCAATAAAAAATAGTATCGACTCAACAAATAAAGAGTTGAGACCATCACACTATACAAATGCAATTGACTTGCAGGTTGGGCCTGTTGAGGGTGACACTATTTACAATACAGGTGCTCAACCTGAAGGTATAAACATAAGAAAAACAGGTGACATTATAACACTTGATTATGATGAAATTCAATATCTAACACAACCATTTGGTACAAGAAGTGAAAGTGTAACTCCTTTCCTACTTAATTTTTGGCAGGGAACAGTTAAATTATCCCCATCAAGTGATACTTGGATAAACACAGTTAGAATGGAACCTAATGTGTTTGAAGTTGAAGGTAATTTTACCGAAACTATCAAGACAGCTGAAAGAAAGTTTGGTGGTTTTGATCCTCAGACTGGTTTAACAAGCACTGTTTGGGGGAGTTGGCAAACTCTTTGGACAGGCACAAGATCTAAAACCAGAACTAGAAGAAGAAAAGAAGTAACATCAAGATCTACAACAAGAAATAGAAATGGTAGAAGATGGAAAGATGTTGAAAAAACAAGAACAACAACTTTCCAAGATACCTTTACTGATCGTTCCAAAATTGGTACAACATCAAGGTCAGGTTCAAGACAATTAATTACAGAACAATTCGATAAAACATCGTTAGGTGAGAGAGTTCTCAGCACTGAAGTCACACCAACTATTAGATCAAGAAACGTTTCTTTTGATGGAAAAGGATTTAAACCACAATCAAGACTTTATACTTTCTTTGATGGTGTAAATGTAACTAAGTATTGTGTTCCTAAACTCATTGAAATAGAGATGGTATCAGGAGCATTTTCTGTTGGTGAAACAATTACTGGAACAGTAAAAACCACTCCAAATTTATCTGCAGAAAGACCGTACATTCAGTTTAGAGCAGCAGTTCCAAATCACAAAGAGGGGCCACATGATACACCAACACGAGTTTATTCACGTAATCCATATACTGATACTCAAGTTGCAGAGTTAGCTTTAGAAACTTATAGTGGTGCAGTAGGTCAGGTTCTATCAAACGCTCAAGGATCAACTGCCATCATACCTAGTGCATATTCATCAACTTCTACATTAGTAAATGTAGATACAATTTCTCTTGCAAATCAACCTCAAGGTGATTTTTATGGATACATTCAAGAGGGTATGATCTTAAAAGGTGGAACTTCTGGTGCTGAAGCAAAAATTACAAATTTAAGATTTATCACCGATTTTGCTTCAACAGTTCAAGGAAGTTTCTTTATTCCAAATCCAAATAACAATACAAATCCTGTCTTCCAGTCTGGAGAGAGAACTTTTGTTGTAACAGATAGTCCTGCAAATGATCCTGAAGAGCAATCAACCACTGGTGCTGATGTTTATAATTCAAGTGGATCTATCAATACAGTTCAGGAAAATATCGTTTCTACAAGAAATGCAAAAGTTATTGTTGTGGGAACCGAAGAATCTAGAGCTGTTTCACAAGAGATTGGAACCACAGTCGATACTGATGTAATTGGTAGTGATACAACTGAAAGAATTGCGGGCGAGGGTTTTGATTACCGTAGAAAAAGTAGTAGAAAGTATCAGGGTAAATCATATAACCGTCATCATCCCCGTCGAGTTGCTAATCGAAAAAAAGCTCAGGCCGCGGCTAAGAGGAGAAGAGCAGCAAAGAAAGCAGCAGGAACGAAGAAAAAGACGAAGAATACAAGGGGAAGAGGTGCAAGAGGAAATAGAGGAAATTCAAATAGAGGATCTTCAACTAGAGGATCAGCAAAGAGAAACA